GCATAAAGCATTAAGTCAATTACTGCCGGATTACGAAATCAATACACCACAAAGAATCGCAGCGTTCATTGCACAATGCGCTCACGAATCTGGTGGTTTTATTTTTCTCACAGAGAATCTAAACTACAAAGCAGAAAGCCTAATGAAAGTATTTCCAAAATACTTCAAAGATATGGCTACTGCAAAAGCATATGAAAAGAAACCAGAAAAGATTGCAAACAAAATCTATGCTGATCGCATGGGTAACGGCAACGAAGCATCAGGCGATGGTTACAAATACCGTGGTCGTGGTCTAATTCAACTTACTGGTAAAACAAATTATACATGGTTTGCTGCATCACTAGAAATTACACCAGAAGAAGCAGCAGAGTATACACAAACATTTGAGGGTGCTGCACAGTCAGCATGTTGGTTCTGGGAAACAAATAAACTGAATCAATATGCAGATACAGGCGACATTCTTACAATGACAAAGAGAATCAATGGTGGTACGATAGGACTTGAAGATCGCAAAAAACATTATGCTCATGCTCTTCATGTTCTAGGAGTTCACTGATGAAATATCTATCACTGTTGATAGTGTTTCTCCTAGCATCATGTGGAGAACACTATCGTTATCCATGCCAAGACCCAGAGAATTGGGACAAAAAAGAATGTAAAAAACCATATTGTAGTGCAAACGGAACTTGCCCTGAAGATTTGACACATTACGAGAAGAATAAAAACGGTCAGCCTGTTCAGCCAATGCAATTACCACAAGTTCCAAGTAAAGGAGAATGCAAATGATTAAAGATTTATGGGAAGGACCAAGATATACAAACGATGAGTTGATGGCACGACTGAAGTTTTTCATTGGTGTTATTCTAGGGCTCACTTTATTTGGTATTGTTTTTGTTGTGTTGTATAGTCTTATTTTTGTTACTCAGCCAATGAATGGTATGAGTCCTGTTGATAACAAATTCTTTGAACTGATTATTCCTATTGCTACATTCTTGACTGGTACATTGTCGGGTATTATGTTAGCGGGTGATGACAAAGAATTGAGAGCAAAAGCACTTGATGCTGCAAACAAACCTTACACACCACCGCCACCACCACCCGTATCTTCAGTATCAGCTTCGGTACCAGTTGGCCTAAGTGGAGGATTTGGTTCAGTAGCATCAACAGCGTTTGAGCCAGTGGCATCATTTGTTGCGGCAGAAGTATCTGGCTTTGGTGGCAAACCAGCACCAGCACAACCTGAGCATCCAGAAAAATGATAAACTTTCTAACCAAAACACTATCTGGTGAAGGTGAAAGTAATCCAAGCAGCAAGAGACTAATTACCTTTCTTGCGTTCTTGTTGCTTGCTACTGGCGTAATTGCCGAATTGTTTTTTGAAAAGAAATTGAATCCACAAACTCTTGATGCTATAATGTACGTTGTGCTGGGTGGATTAGGTTTTACCGCATCCGAAAAATTTGTCTCAAAGGAAAAGAAATGAAAAAAGAAATTGCATTGGCATCAATGATCCTAGCACTGCTTTTTGCGCCACTTTCAAAAGGAGCATTTGCTGCTGAAGAAAAGAAAGTGTGTGTCAAAGAGTATGACAACAAAACTAAAAAAGAAAAAGAAGTGTGCAAAACTATCAAAGTTCACAAGAAGTTAGAAGGCACAAAGATTCCTGAGAAGAAGTAAGATGGACGGAGAAGTAGCACTCAAAGTAGAAGTTGGTGTTCTCAAAGAAAAGGTAAACACTATTGCCGATCTTTGTGAAAAGATGGATCGTGTTATTGAAAAGCTTGCGGACAATAACACGATCATGGTCAATCAAATTTACAAAGATATGGACAAAAGAAAAGAAGATACCGTGAGCGATATCAAAGAACTTCATTCACGAATTACTACGACTGATAGGAATCTTTCCGATAAGATTGAACTTACCGAGCGTAGAATTATGGATGAAATAAAATCTTTGCGTGATCACATTACCGAACACAATCAAAAAGAAGATGATGACATGAAGTCTATGCTTCAGTGGCGTTGGATGATTGCCGGTGGTGTAGTTGTATTTGCATGGATTATTGCAAACGTCAAATTAGAGTTTTTGGCAAAGTTACTAAATTGATTGACTTCGTTGAGGAGTATTGATATAATGATTACATGGCACTCTATACTGACACAAAATATATAAGACTTGTTTCTTCCCGCTTGCGTAACTTCAAGCAGAAGAATGATAATCTTTGGAATTTCTCATGCCCATATTGTGGTGATTCCAAAACAAACTCACTCAAAGCCCGAGGCTACATGTATGCCAAGGGCAATGATCTCTTCTATCGTTGTCATAACTGCGGAGTAGGAACAAATGTCGCCAATTTCCTCAAACACATTGACCCAACAATACATGATGAATACGTATTTGAGAAATACAAATCAGGAGCAACCTCCAATACGTATCACAGAACGAGTAGTCCACCACCAAGAATCATCACCAACCCACCCAAATTTGGTCACATCAAAAAGCGCAGTATATTTGAACATGGGTTATGGCTCAACGATCTACCAAGTGGACATTTTTGTCTAAACTACGTAGAAAACAGACTCATACCTAAAGAACATTATGATAAGTTGTTGTTCACTTCAAACTACAAAGCATTTTGTGATGCACTCATTCCTGATCACGGAAAAGAATTAGTTGAAGATGCACGATTGGTCATTCCATACTTCAATTATCAGAATGAACTGATTGCAGTATCTGGTCGTGCATTAGAGACAAGCGACCGTACACTACGCTATGTTACGTTGCGTACAAATGAATCAACAAACAAACTAATCTTTGGCACAGATAGAGTTGACCTAACAAAACGTGTTTATCTTGTTGAAGGTCCACTTGATTCTTTGTTTCTGAATAATTGTGTAGCAAGTGGTGATGCAAATCTTGCTCTAACGGTGAAAAATATTCAAGCAAAAGAAATTACTTTGATATTTGATAATGAACCACGTAATAAAGAAGTCTGCAAGTTGATTGAAAATGCAATCAAATCAAATCATAATGTCGTAATTTGGCCTGATGGTATAGAGGGCAAAGATATCAATGAGATGATATTGAATGGATTTTCAGCCAGTGAGATTCAAGATATTATAGATAGTAATACATTTTATGGTTTGGAAGCAATAGCTAAATTTACATTTTGGAAGAAATTATGAAAGTGAAATTGATTGGTGTAACAGCACCATTTGCGGGCCACAATTCTGCTGAAGATATGATTGTGTATATGGCACGTGTGTCAAATCCTAGTAATCAAGATATGACACGAGGTGATGAGAAACTTATTCGCTATCTTATCAAAAATCAACATTGGTCACCATTTGAAATGGTCAACGTTGTTATGGAAATAAGTACAACAAGAGATATCGCAAGACAGATTTTGCGGCATAGGAGTTTTTCCTTCCAAGAATTCAGTCAACGATACGCTGACCCTACAAAAGATTTAGGATTTGATTTACGTGAAGCAAGACTACAAGATACAAAGAATCGTCAGAACAGTATTGAAACAGAAGACAGTGAATTGCGCTCTGAGTGGATGATCAAACAGATGAATGTGATTTCAGAGGCAAAGTATGCATATGAATGGGCAATTGAGAATGGTATTGCAAAAGAACAAGCACGTGCAGTTCTACCCGAAGGAAACACACAGTCACGCATGTACATGAATGGAAGTCTTCGTTCATGGATCCACTACTGTCAATTGCGTATGGCAAATGGCACACAAAAAGAACACATGGAAGTAGCAAAAGAATGTTGGAATATTATCGCAGATAAATTTCCAAATGTAGTAGCAGCACTAGAACAATAATAACGGAGAGAAAATGGTAGATGTCAGCAGTGTTAAAATAGACCTAGAGAGAGATAAATTATTTGATGAACTTGGAATCAAAAGACTCAAAGAATCATACATGCGAGAGACTGAATCAAGTCCTCAAGAAAGATTTGCATTTGTTTCTGCTGCCTTTGCTAGTGATGTTGATCATGCTCAGAGGCTTTATGATTACAGTAGTAGGCATTGGCTTTCTTATTCTACTCCTATCTTATCTTTTGGCCGTAGCAAGCGTGGCCTTCCTATATCTTGTTTCCTTCCTTATCTTGACGATAGTGCAGAAGGTCTTGTCAATACGCTGGCAGAAGTAAATTGGTTATCAATGTTAGGAGGTGGAGTTGGAATCGGACTTGGAATTCGTAGTGCAGACGATAAGTCTGTTGGTATTATGCCTCATCTTAGGACTTACGATGCTAGTAGTTTGGCTTATCGTCAAGGTCGTACACGCCGTGGCAGCTATGCCGCTTACTTAGATATTAGTCATCCAGACATCCTTATTTTCTTAGAGATGCGTAAGCCAACTGGCGACCAGAATATGCGCTGTTTGAATTTACACCATGGAATCAACATTACAGATGAATTCATGCAAATAATTCAAACATGCATGGAAGACCATAATGCTGATGACACATGGGAACTGAAAGACCCACACAGCGGAGAAGTGAGAGAGAAAGTAAGCGCACGTGAATTGTGGCAGCGTATTCTTGAAACAAGAATGTTGACTGGTGAACCATACATTCACTTTATTGATACAAGTAACAAAATGATGCCAGAGTTTCAAAAGAAAAAAGGTCTGAGCATCAAACAATCAAATCTATGCAGTGAGATTATTTTACCTACAGACAAAGAGAGAACAGCAGTATGTTGTCTTTCGTCTGTCAATTTGGAGTATTATGATGAATGGAAAGATGACAAACTTTTTCTTCGGGACATGGCGGAGATGCTTGATAACGTACTTCAGCACTTTATTGACAATGCTCCTGATGCTATCAGCAGAGCCAGGTTCTCTGCTATCCAAGAGCGCAGCATTGGTGTGGGGGCTCTTGGTTTCCATGCTTATCTACAAAAAAATAACATACCATTTGAGTCGGCGTTAGCAACAAGCGCAAACAATAAAATATTCAAACATATTAGAGAGAAATTAGATGAAGCGAATTTGCAGTTGGGTTCAGAACGCGGTGAAGCGCCAGATACTAGAGGGTTCGGATACCGTTTCAGTCATCTTATGGCCATTGCTCCTAATGCTTCTAGCAGTATTATCATGGGTAATACTAGCCCTTCTGTTGAGCCTTATCGTGCAAATGCCTATAGACAAGATACTCTTTCTGGAGCGTATCTGAACAAAAATAAATTCTTGGATAAAATTATCAAGGAGAAATGTGATGCAGACAAATCATTGGATTATAATGAAATCTGGTCAAGTATCATTGCAAACGACGGTTCCGTCCAGCATTTGGAATTCTTGGATGAATGGACCAAAGATGTCTACAAAACTAGTATGGAGATTGACCAACGATGGGTTGTGGACCACGCAGCTAACAGACAAAATTACATTGACCAGGCGCAATCCATTAACCTCTTTTTTAGACCTGATGTAAACATCAAGTATCTTCATGCAGTTCATTTTCAAGCATGGAAACAAGGACTCAAAACGTTATACTACTGCCGTAGTGAGAAACTTGCTAAAGCAGATAAGGTATCTAAAAAGATTGAACGTGAGATTATACAAGAGATTGATTTGAAGCAATTGGTGAATGAAGACGTTTGTATTGCGTGTGAAGGATAATGCGTGAATCATGAGCAAAACAATTGCTTTGTTTGTTCAACATCCTAAATGCTCAGTACAGTCGTGCAATGGCGTAATCAAAGCACTTGGTTCAGATTACACATATAAATTATTTACTAAACATGAAATTGAAGACGACTTTTTTGATTCTGTGGACCTCGTATGTTTCCCTGGGGGGGTCGGTGATAGTGATTCTTATGACACATACTTTAGGTCTCATGGGCATCTTATCACCAACTACATCAAAAATGGTGGAAGATATCTTGGTATCTGTATGGGTGCCTACTGGGCTGGGCCTGATTATTTTAATCTTTTGTACGGAATGCAAACAGTCCAATACATCAGACGACCAAACACCTGCACAAGACGATCATACTCAAAAGCAGTGGAATGTAACTGGAACGGCAAAACAGACAGATTCTTCTTTTACGATGGACCTGCATTTGTCGGAAATCCAGAATACTATGAAGTTATCGCAAGATATGCAAACGGTGATGCAGCAGCAGTAATACAAGGTAACATAGGTTTGATTGGTCCACATTTAGAAGCAGAAGAATATTGGTATAGCAAACCTTATTTGCACAGACATTGGAACAATAATCAACACCATAAATTACTAAAAGAATTTGTTGATAGAATGCTGGAGAAATAATATGATAGGTGAAATATTGGTGTGGGGCTTTTTTTCAGCATTAGGTTGGATGGGTGCAAACTGGACAGTTGATAAAATTATGCCCGAGAAAACAGAAACACAAGTTTGTTCTGAATGGAAAGAAGAACGCAAAGAAGACGGTACAATTCAACGAACAAGAACTTGTGAGCCGAAAAAATAAAATGTGGGCATATATATTTACATTCTTGAGCATGTTTGTTACTGATATCGTATACACACAATTACTCAAATCGGTTCAAAATGACAAACCTCTTGCATCAAGCATATGGGCAGCACTGATAACATTTCTTGGTGGTGTAGCAATCATCAATTATACCAGCAATAACATGATGATTATACCTGCAATACTAGGAGCATTTTGTGGCACATACGTCGGAATGAAATTTCACTTACATGAGAAAAAATGGCACACTTAGTAGCAAATATACCACCAGTACACTGTTATATTCGTAAAGAGTTTCTTTATGACTTTCAAAAAGGTCACGGAGAATATGAACCTTGCATATGGATATCAATTAAGAGTATTCGTGGTCAAGCATTTAGAATAGAGGCATACTTACCAAACTATGGCGCACTTTATGACAAACTACCTCTCCATGCGTTTGTATCACGCACAGAGAATCTT